GCTATGCCACAGATCGCCGAGGCGATCCAGGATGGCAGTATGGACGAAGAGTTGTCCGCCGCTATGTCCGAGCAGTTCGATGTCTCCAAGAAGAAATCGAGAAGTATGCTCAAGGAGTTGCGCAAGGAGGGAGAAACCACCATCCCTGTCACTCGTCAGGTCATTAGCCGACCACGCATCAAAGCTCTTGCTCCTGACGAGGACATTTTTTGGCCTAACTATACAATTGACCCACAGGAAGCACCCTATGTTTTCCATGTGCTTAATATGACTCCCGAACAACTCCGCTCTAAAATACAGACCGAAGGGTGGAGCGAGGAGTTTGTGGATAAAGCGATAGAAACCGCAACCATTGGAGAGAACGATGTCTACACACACAACCTTAGTTTACAGGACGAGATCCTCCGCGATGACGATGAGACAATCCGTATTGTTTACTGTTACCAACGCCTGTTGGATGAAGATGATATCCCAGGCATATTCTGCACCGTATTCTGTAATGAAGTTCCTGACTTATATGCAAAACATACGCTCATGGATTATGGGCATGGTGGATACCCTTTTGTCGTGTCCACTTATGAAAAAACTTCTAAAAGGCTCTACTCCTCCCGCTCCATCCCGGAAGTCGGCGAGCCGTTCCAGCAAGTCATCAAAGTCGAAACGGACGCGAGCATCGACAGGCAAAGCATCGCCACGGTCCCGCCGCTCGAACACCCGCTCGGCCGCGCGCCGTCCAAGTGGGGGCCGGGGGTAAGAGTACCTTACCGCACACCTGGCGAGATCCGCTTTGCCGATACCCCACGCTACGATGCGGGTTCCACCGAGGTGCGCAGATTTGTACAGGAAATGTTTGACCGCTACATGGGTAACAACGCACCAGGCGTGGACCCTGTGGAGTCGCAGATCAAACAGCAAAATATCATCAACCGAGTACTGCACCACATGAAGCATGTGATGGATCAAGTCTATAGCTTGTACCAGCAGTACGGGCCGGACCAAGAATACTTTAGAGTCACAGGCGTACAAGACATGCAGAAGTATGCAAAGGGCAGACCTGGAGAGCGATTCGACTTTTACATGCAGTACGATGTGGCTACTCAAGACCCTGAGCAAATGCTCGAACGGGTAAAGACGATTGGCACAATCGCTGGCACGATGGATAAGAATGGCGTTGTCGATACCGAGCAACTCCTTGCTATGGCAATCGGGCAAGTTATGCCGGGTGCGGCAGAGAAAGTAATCTTGCCCAAGGAGACTGCCACACAGAAAGCGATGGAGGAAGAGCGTCAATTAATCGCCGAGCTAGTGGCGGGTGTACCGCCCAATGTGCGCGAGAACGATGCCCACGAAATGAAACTCCAAGTATTTCAGCAATGGCTACAACAGCCCGATATCCAGCAAAAAGCCCAGCAAGACCAAGCGTTGGGCGAGCGTATCCAAGGATATATGAAACAGCGTCAGTTCGCCATCCAGCAGAAGCAAAATGCTACAATCGGTAGGCTAGGGGCCGCACCCACACAATTTGGACAAACCGCTAGTGCTGCATGAGCATAACACATCGTGGTGAGCGATTCTCAGGATACAATAAACCTAAGCGAACTCCTGGCAAATCTAAGAAGTTTGCCGTACTCGCAAAAGAGGGAGACAAAGTTCGTCTTGTTCGTTTTGGAGATCCCAACATGTCCATTAAAAAGAACATACCCGCACGGCGTAAATCCTTCCGAGCGCGACATAAGTGCGATGAAAAGAAGTCTAAACTAACCGCTGGTTATTGGTCTTGTAAGAAATGGTGATGAATAAGAAGAAACCTGGACTATGGGCGAATATTGTAGCCAAGAAGAAACGCATTAAAGCTGGCTCCGGCGAACGCATGCGTAAACCTGGGAGTAAAGGCGCACCAACCAATAAAGCATTTAAGAAAGCGGCAAAGACTGCTCGCAAAAGAAAGTGAAACGAAAGAAGTACCACTCTGTAGATGCTGAAGAAGCGATCAACGCACTACGATTCCTTAAAAACGAACCCCATTTTAAAACATACATTGAGGTACGCGAGGCGATGCGCGAGGAAACCATCCGCGAATTACAGAATCGCAAAAACATTGAGAACCAAAATCTTCACTTTCATTTCACAGGAAAACTAGAAGCCATAGACGAAGAGTTGGACAACTTTTATAGCCTTTAATCTTACCAATAGATTCTAAGCCTCTACAGTTCCGAGGGTAGCTGTAGGGGCTTTTTGTTGCCATTTGCTCTACAAGTAGCTACATTTTGCTACACTAGGCACTATCGCCTTGACAACTTATGGAAACATTAACCGAAGAGGTTGTCTCGGAATCCTCTGAAAATTCCGCGAATAATGAAACGCAAGGAGAGGGAAACCTTTCAATGGCCGAATTTGCCGATCAGTTACTGAAACGCAAGGAGATGCCGGAGGAAGCGCAACCCGAACCTACCGAAGAGATTGAAGAACCCGCTGAAGAAACTGCGGAGCCTACGGATGTCTTAACGGAAAACACAGAGTCTGCCGAAGAGGAGCAAGTGGAAGAAGAGGAATCTTCGCCGCCCGCAGAACCTTCGGGTGTTCTTTCAAAGTTCAACATCGACCTGGATAACCTATCCGAAGAGGAGTCCCGCGATCTAGCCAAGGCGCTGAATGCATCTGCCGTCAAACGCTTTGGTCGCTTAACCGCTCAGAAGAAAGCACTACTCGCAGAAAATGCAGAGTTGCAAGCACAGGCTGAACAAGCCCAGCAAACGCAAAGTGCCGAAATGCCTGAGTTCCTCAAGGATAATGCCTTGCATAGTGTAAACGATGCCCAATCGCTCCATAAAGAAGTCGAGCAACTTACCGCCCTCGTAGAGTGGGCGGATCAAAACCTCGACAACGAAGTGGAGTACGATGACAACGGCAACGAGTATGTGGCAAAGGACGGAGAGAAAGTCTACAGCAAGGCGGACTTACGAAGGATCAAGGCAAACGCCAACAAGATCCTCCGCAAAGATGCCCCAGCTAGACACCAATGGTTACAAGAGAGGGATCTAGCAAACCAGCAAGCCATGCAAACCTTCGAGTTCCTCGGAGATGAGCATAGCGATAACTATAAGTTGTTTATGCAAGTGAAGGAAAATCCGCGTTACAAGGCGCTAGATAAGTACTTACCTAATTACAACTTCGCACTTGGCCTTATGGTGGAGGGATTAAACGCAGTCCAAGCTAAACAAGCACAAAAGGCCGCGCCTAAGCCCAAGCCCAAAGCACCTACCGCGAGTACCGAAGCGGGTACAGCTAGACCCAAATCTCCCCAGGCGAATGCAACGAAAGCTCTGCAAGCGGCGAAGGCTAAATTCGACCGCACAGGCTCAATGGCAGACTACCAAGCATATCTTAAACTTAAAAATAAATCTTAAATTCCAAGGAGGAAATAAATCATGGCAGTAATAGGTGGATCATTCACTAAAACCCCATCCGTATCAGGAAATCGCGAAGATCTTAGCGATATCCTTACAATCTTAGAACCTGAGCGTACCCCGCTTCTCTCTCTTGCAAAAAAAGGAAAAGCCAATGGCACATTCTTTGAGTGGCAAGTGGACGACATGAGCGATCCCGCATTTGCTGGAGTTGTTGAAGGTACTGACGAAGACTCTTTTAACGATAAGGCCGCTAACCGCGCTAAACTCGGAAACTACATCCAAGTATTCCGCCGCAACTATGCTGTCTCTAACATCCAGGAGCTTGTAGACACCGCTGGTGTGGACAACGAGTTTGCTTACGCCGAAAGTAAAGCCGTCCGGGAAATGAAGCGCGATTTGGAAGCTGCTCTTTGCTCTTCTCAAGACCGTCAGCAAGACGCGGGTGGAAGTACTCCATACAAGACCCGTGGTCTTTTCAAGTGGTTAGGCGAAGGCGGGCAACCCGCTGACATTGGAGCCGGATTCCAATCCGTAGCCAGCGTATCGCTCGGTGGTTCTGCATTCACCGAAGCCAACATGAATGGCTTGCTTCAAGACTTGTACGAAGCCAACGGAATGCCCGGTGGTCAACTTACCTTGATCTGTCTCTTATACACATCTGACGCTGCCGACGATCTACTCTGTGTAGA